CGTAGACATTCCCTGCACCCTGTTCCACAGAATGAGAAAAATTGGGAAACTTATGCTCATTCAACTTCCTGCGCTTTAATTTTTTCTAGCTCCGTTTGCGCGCTCGCCAGTAATAAGGCTAATTGCATGTCCTTATCGGCTTCTTGCATGCCATCTGGCAAATCCGCCCAACGAGCGAGCTTTATCAATAATTCAATATGAGCAATCGCTGCCTTACAGGCCGCGTGATGGGCTGAGAAATCTTTGGCCGTTTCAAACACCACCTCACTATCGTAGAAATTCTTATAGGATTTTAGGGCTGTAGCGATAGCATCGGGTAAAAAATCCGCGATTTGAGCGCGGGTATCCTGTTCAATTTGTGGAGTCATAAAAACCTTATTCTATTGTTTGAATTTACGCGTCAAAACGCGAGAGAATGCGCCAGAAAGCACCGTCAGAAACAAGCGTAATCGCGTCAAAATGACCGCTTAGCAGTTGATCTTGGCCATCTGCGCCATCACCGCCTTGTTCGGTAATGGTGATCGCATTGGCTGAAGGGTCTGTCTTTTTGAGCGACACCATACGCCCTATCGCTTCTGGGGCATTGGCGGGCGGCAGACGAGCTTCTAATACACCGCCATAACTTGAGAGCATATAAGCATCGACCGCCATATCAATTTCATACAGCCCTGTGCCGTCATAATAGCGCGTGTTACCCGCCATACGGTTGGAAGACTTAATCATCCATTTCGCCCCGTCCGACAGCACCGTGGCATAATCATTCGGCCCGCCAAGGAATATAGGCCGTCCATCAGGGTTTTTGGTATCCGAAGCTTCATTGATAATCACAATATTGCCCGTTGTGTCTACTTTCTTAAAGGTGATTTCTTGACCTTGTAAATCAAGCGGATCAGGCAGTTCCATGATTGTTTCACCATTAAAAGCCGACACCAAATAATAGGACACAGAGCCATCCACCTCAATCGTTGTCGGAGTGGTTTCATTGATGAAGGCCGTATCATAGCGCATGACCGTGGCGGTTAAATCCGTGACAATGGTTTTATCCAATTTGTTTTTATGAGGATATCCCGAATTATAGGCTGTGTATTTTCCACCTGATAAATCATAAATTGATGGTCCAGCACTTGCCGATAACAAATTGATAATGCTTGTGTTTTGCGATCCCGCATCAAGCTGAACATTCGGCACTGTGCTTTGCGTTTCTGTATAAAGATTAGTGATGAGATTAGTGTCAGCCTGCGCGCCCAACCTAAAACAGGCAAGCGCATCTGTATGCAAATTCGCTTCACAATCAATAAAGGCATTGTTGAAGCGGCCTGCCTCTATATTAAAGCCGTAACCGCTGATAGTACTGCCTAATGAGTATACTCGTACATCAATAAATTTATTAGCATTGCGGCTGGCGCACCTGCCACCAAAGCGTTAATGATAAGCTCATCAGTCTTGCGACCAAGTGCATACGCACCTGCATTGGCAATAACAGAACGTTCATCATGGTTGAGCTTTAACTCATCCAGACGATCCACCCAATCACCTGCGTAATAATCTTGTAAATCCACCTCAATTGATGAGTGGTCAAGATTCATCACAGGCACGATGCCGTGCGTTGATTTGGTTGAGGCGATGCCCTTACCGATTCTTTGGAAGATAGCTGTTGAGCCTTTGACATTACCCGCTGTACGGATTGTGCCACGAAGCTTTGAGCCTTGGCGCTGATACGCTTCATGTACCTCGCGCTCGAACTGCTTTACAAAAGCATTTGAAATAGTCGTTGTCATAGATATTTCCTTACTATGTGAGAGTTAAATGGATGAGGCAGATAGTTATCAGCGCGAGAGCGGCTGGCCATTGGCTCAGATATAGGGGTTGGGCAGTTTTTATCTAAAAACCGTTATCCGATAAATTCTTTACTGCGACGCAAAATAGCGTTTAAATAAAGTTTGTAATATTTAGTTATTTATTGTATTGTCTTATGGGAAGTAAATATGATCAAAGCAAATTGGGCTAATTTTTTGAAACGTGTAGCGAATGACGATACTCCGTCAAAGCGCCGCAAATTCGCTCGCCGCGAGCATGACGTCTGCGTTATTGAGTTCAATGGCAAGCATTATCCGATCAAAGATTGGTCTATGGGCGGTGCTTTAATCGAAACGACAGATCGCGCTTTATCAGTCAATGATACTGTAAACTTCCGTATTAAATTCAAATTAAAGGATCGTGTTGTTGATGTCGAGCATACTGGCCGCATCACACGTAAAACAAAAACACACATCGCCCTTGAATTTGACACGCTTCCAGGTCAAACACGTAACGCTTTCGACACAGTTGTCAAAGACGCTACGGTTTAATTATTTTACGCTTCTTTCCCGTATAAACCTTCAAAACCTTTTGTTACTTTCGCAATAAAAGCTGGGTCACGATCGTGCCAATATTTTGGATCACGCATCATTGATTGCAATTCTTGAGCGCCTTGCCCCATCACATCGTTACCGTTGTCGAGCATGGCTGAGCCTTGGCCTTTCATCATCCGATAAATAGCCATCACCCCATCATAAGACTGAGATAGGTTTTCAAAAACTTTTGGTGACAAGTTTTTCTGACCATAGGCAAGTAATTGGCGCGATATTTCCGCCCATTCTTCTGCGCCGCCAAATTCTTGCATCAGCTTTTCTACTTCACGATCCGCATCATATTCAGCGGCAATTTTTGAGACCATCGGAATGAGGAACTCCCCTGCTAAATCATAAACCATTTGCACTTGGTCTGCCGTGAACATTTTGGCGTGTAACTTCTCGTTGATTTGCGGATCAATCTCAAACAAACCATGATCTATTTTTACATCGTAAAGGTCTGGCATTTCTGGCACACCGAGTAGTTTCTTTAGCTGGTCTTGATTGTTTGGATCAATCAAGCCTGATGAGAGTTTCTTCTCTAGTGATAGATAAGAGCTGAGCAACGCCTCAACACGGATTTCGCCTTTTTCAGCATCCCAGAACTTTTCTGGAAGACCTTCTGGTTTCTGCGCTACCTCTTCGATATTGTCTTCAATAAGTGTGTTCATAATTTCTCCTTAAAGTTAAAGTGTGGTTTCAGTTGGAATAGATGGTAATTCACGAATAATGAGATGCCCCGGTACGCCCAATGCTTCACCTAAGAAACGAATGGTTGCAGGCAAATCAACGGCCTCCGTTGCCGCTGCACCAAGGGCTGTACTGGCATTGACCCATGACAGAATATTCTGCACATTATTTTGTGCCTGCGCCCTTGCAAGAGGTGAACGGTAATCAAGTGCGACAAAACGTCCATCGAGTGATAAATCAGGGATCTGGCCACGCTGACGCAAAATCGTATAACCGTGCATCATAAGCGGTGTTAGAAGCTCGGATTGTAACCGTCCATAGGTAGCGCCTAATAAGCGCACCACTTCGGATGACCTTGCCAATACTTCTGTCGCAGTCATGCGCCTGTCACTAATTTGTGCCAAACGATCCGTTAGCATTGAGTGGCGAATACGACTGCGTAAATCACTTAAGACCAGTTCTGACACGTCGAAACGGCTCGGCATTTCAAGGGGTGTCAGGCCTTTAGAGCCCACCGCTTTTGGAATAATTGTACCGGGAAGCAGCTGAATATTGGCAGGATTTAACACCCCATCATCATCGGCTTGCCAGATGCCCGTCACTGCGATTGAAGCATTTTTCAAGATAAGCTCAACAACTTTGTTGGCGGTTTTAATATCAGGCAGAGTCTTCATCACAGGCGATCGTCCGTAAATCTCACCCGGACTTTTGAGCCAACGGAAATTGATGTAAGGCGATGAGCGCAGCATGCGATCAGACAAGATCATTTGCTCCATACCTGTTTCATTGAGCAACACAATATGGCGGTATTTTAGCCCCTCTGGGATCACGGCTTCTAAAACCGTAAAACTGGCTTGCGGATCTTGTTTTGCTTGCGCCATTAACTGTGGCGGAAACTCTGCTGAAGCAAAGCGTTGGCGCATCACTTCATACCGTAAATTATGCAGGCGGTAGGTTGTATTGAGGTAGCCTTGTGGCCCTTCTTCCAAGACAACTTGCGATAGTGGCACGGCGGTAAATTTATAGGCTGTGAAATGCCCCGGCTCTGCTTCTTCAAATCCTAAACAAGCCGTTCCCGCTGTTACTAAGTCCAAAAAGCATTGATGAATCTCGACAGAAAAATTAGAACGATCAAAATGATCCTGCATAATCCGCGTTGCATTCTCTAATTTCGGAGAAATCGCCTCAGCTTCTTCAGCGCTGAGTTCAACACCAGGTTTAAGACCAAACCAATTTGTCCAAGGTGGTGTTAGCTCCGCCAATAGACTAGCCGCTAACTGATCCACCGCATCGAGGGCTGTGCCATCAAAAAGATGATCTGTTTTACGGCCACCTTGGTTTTGGAACCCTTGCAAATCATTTCGTTGAGGCAGTGCGAAATCATAGCACTCTTGCCATAAAGATATCCACGGATCACGTTTTGTTTTGGCACGCTGAAAGCGGGCAATAATATCCTCCGCACTGCCTTTTTGATCGGCAGCCATCGGCATAATTTTTGTTATATTCATGATAAATTCCTTGATGTCGTCACCCTGAATTTATTTCAGGGTCTTACCTAGATGCTGAAATATATTCAGCATGACAAAGGTGGTTATTCTCCCAATAGAGATTTACGTGCGGGGCTTTGACTATTGTTGTCTAGCAACCCGCGCAAAGAGGTTCTAATCGTTGAGCCAATGCCGCGCCTTGAGCGCTCTAATAAATTACGCTCGTCTTCTGCCACTTGAGCTTCAGATGAAGAAACGGCCACTGAATGGGAATCAGTGGCCGTCAAGGTGGGAGAGAGAGCGGTTGAACCAGCGGCTGCGTACGCAGCTAGCCGCGATGTTGGTATTTTAGGTGCTGAAACTAATCGACCCATAATCAGAAATCCTTTCTTGTGTCTTTTTTAGCGAAGACGGCAATGAACGTGGGTTCATTTGCGCCGCTTCTAAATGTTTATAAAGTTGGAATGGTGTAAGAATGTGCCATGCATGAATGCCTAAGAAACGTTTGATTGCCTCCACACAGGTAAAAGGCAGAACAGGTGCAATGGAACGCTTTGTGCGATCAATACGCGCTTCCACCATTTTATAGCCACGGTCTGCCAACCATTTTGGTAAATCAAAATCACCAGGGACATTATGCACTAACACTTCCATATGGTTAGACAATGGATCAATACTGAGCCAGCGTTCGCCGTCATGAATAATCGCAAAACAATGTCTAAAACCTTTTTTCAAGCCTTTCAAAAAGCCTATTTCTGTTTGGCCTGTGAACGCTACCCAGCAACGCGCGCTGTTGCTCGTTTTATTCATTGCCTTATATAGTTCTGATGTTATGCCCGCCATATCAATGTACTCCCTCTGATTGATGTTGATAATGAGATTGGTTTAAATAGGTGATATTGTTAAATGAGCGTAAATGAACGGGTACTTCACGTACCATGCCCTTACGCTCCATAGGACTACGGA